CTATTATTTATTAATACATCACTAGATGCAATTATATTTCCTCTCTCAGGAAAACACCCATGTTTTGATGCTAAATCGTTTAACCTCACTGCTCCTGGCATATTATCATCCTATTTTACTTGTATCAAATGCTTTAGATGTAGGTAGAGTAGTTTTTAATTCCATATTTCTATTACCTACTGAATTCAAACTTTCATTAGCTTTATGTGGAGAACATTTCCAAGTTCCTCCTAAAGTTCCGCAACTTTCTGCACTTGAATATGGGTCGTTTGAATATAATTCTTTTTCTGCGTCATATGCTCTTAATCTTGTTCTAGACCAAAGCCATGTGCCTTTTAATTTACCCGCAGCCTCAACTGCATCTTCGTCTTCACCCTCCCACCAAGAACGGTCTTCAAGTGCTTTAGCTGCAGTTACATAATTATCGTAATTTTTTTGATTTATAGGTCTTATTGTATCATATTTTCTATTTGCCTGGTATAATCCTTTCTTTACCTCGGATTCTGACATGCCACCAATACAACCACAAATAGTTCCAATAGGTTGAACCCATGGTGTCGGAAATGGTTGTTTAACCACGTTACCATTTAGATCTACGTCCCAATACCCAGTAACCACTTTACCATCTCTAACGAATTCTTCCTTTTTTCCTCCAGGGCAAGTAAGACAATCAAATTGTTCGAATAGCAAGGCCTCTGCAACTGATTCTATCGTTGCTCCTTTTGCTCCTTCTTTTGGTTTGATAACCACATTTGGCAAATGACTTACCAAATCTTTACCAGAACCTTTGTCTGGTTTTAATAACGTAAGTTCTGCAGCCGCACCTCTATTAACTTCTGGTTTAACAACCGAATCTGTAGATTTTAAAGTTGTGGTTGCATTCCCAGGAACACCATTTTGAACAATAGGAGAAGTATGTACTCTTTTAGGTAATGTGTTCAATACCTCGTTATTTACACCACTTCTTGCTGATGTAAATTCTCCTGTTGAATTATCAATAGGAGAATTACCCTTTACTATCGATTGAGTAAATGAAGATTTATCCTTCATTGCACTGTTTTCTATCCATTCTCCGTCGACAAAGTCCATAGGAACTGAATGGTATGTAGTGGCAATAATAGTACCTTTAACTGCAGCTAATTCACCAGTAATATTAGTTTTATATGAGTCGAATGATTGTAAACCAACACCAGCTTGTTGTTTGAATTTCGGAACTGATGGTAAAGTATTTGTTCCTAATATATCACCTAAATTTATAATTGGGTTGTCTGGTCCCGCTGTACCTCCAGTAACACTGTTATATAATTTAACAATATCGTCCATAACAGGTTCTGCTATATGAGATAACATTTGATTATTATTAACTAACGAACAAGGGTCCGAATTTGCCAACTTTGCGAAAGCAGCCCATTGTGCAAGTTTAGTTAGTAGACCCATCATTGATGCTAAATCTGCGGCAATCAATTTATTAAATGCGTCTTTCATTCCAGTACACATATCATTGAAGGAGTCTAATAAACCACTAACAACGTCAAGGTTCATAAGCATATTTGACAATGCAGATGGGTCTGTTATATCACGAATAATATCACTTACTCTAGATTGTATCTGCGGTAAATCCCCCAAACCTAATGCATCGTCAATGATTCCAGCAGAATCGAATAATGTAGCAAAACCTGCTAGACAATCCGTACCACCATCACCACCTAATGCATCTATCTTATCTGCTAATTCTCTACCCGCTTCTTGAATACCTGTATTTTTAATATAGTCGGTTGTTGCGGCAGACAAAGCGTCTTGTGCATAATTACCACACTCATCTAAAGTATCTGAAAAACCTTGAATTTCGTCTAGTGTTGATTTTGCTGCAGGCCAATCGTCACCCAATGCTACTTCTGCTGCTACTAGGTCTAAGTTTTCTGTAATATTTAATGAAGTAGATGCATTTTTCATTGCATCAACACCAGAAAAGGCTGGAGATCTTAATTCACCACCTAACCTACCTAATGCGTCATCTACTCCGTCAAAGTAACCACTGGTTGGTGTATTAATATCAAACCCTGGAGTTAGACTTTGTACAGACGATGTTGAGTCAAGGACATCTCCTACAATATTTGTAGCGGAATCTATAAGACTTGATAGATTGATTGCCATTGTATTCTCCTTATGGATTTAGTGTTATCGGTGAACCTACTATTTTCGTAGTTGCTAGAGATTCACTTGTGAAAGTTTCTGCTATTGTGACTGTCTTACTACCAAATATTTCCTCATTCCAATTTCCACCAACGTTGATGTTTACGTCTCCACCAACTTCCATATTATAATCATCCTCTACTTTCATATGACAAGATCCTTCGATAGTAACATATAAGTTTCCACCAATCTCGTCTTCTATTCTCTTTATATGTATAAATTCATCACCAATTACGATTTGATAATTATCCGAAACAATTTTTGTTACCTTTTGCCCGTCCGGATGTATTTCTTCAAACGTACCAGACTTATGTTTCCTCATTAATCTTTCTGCTTCTGGTGTGTCATCCCATTCTTCTATATGACCACTTTCGCTTTCTCTTACATGATTAAATGGATATTCTGCTGAAAATGGGTCTTCGGGTTCATCCCATGTTAAATTTGGTGTACCAGTATTTTTCCCGTCAGCAATTTTAACTTCTTTATCAAATTCTCTTTCCCCTATATCTTCAAAATCTTCTTTTGACGATAATGCGGTTTCTTTACTGAACCACAACTCCCCAGATATAGGGTCTTCAAAATCACCAACAGCACGTCTATTTGTGTCAGGTTCTTTAATATAACTCTTATCAGATATATCTTTGTCGTCCTTTGGGTATAATTTATTAGGATCGTTGAAACCCGCAACCTGTGCGGCTTCTAGAGGGAAGCCACCTAATGTTCCCATAACAACAGGATCTTGACATCCCTTTCCATCTCTGAAGAATCCTACAACATGAGTTCCCTCAACAGGACCTAAAGGAGTTGTTCCTATTCCATTCATGGCTGCAGAAGTGATTGGTTGCATAGGATATGCCCAAGGTAAATCTTCTGTAGGAATACCCTCAGTTATACCTTTAATCTTTTTTTTAGAATGTAGACCAAACATTCTAACTTTAACACGACCAAGACGTAGTGGGTCGTTGCGTTCTTCGACCACTCCAGTAAACCAAATAAATCCATCCATTCCCATAAAATTCATAATCTATACTCCTGGACCTTCAGAAAATCCATCTTCAGGACCTTGCTCAAATCCATCTTTCATACATTCAATAGTCATTACATACGCATCGTTGTTAATTTTATGATGAATAGCAGTAACTAACCACTTTCCACTCAAATTTTCATCAAAAGTTGTGTGAGGATTGTTTCTTACATTAGTCGGAACATTAATGTCTATTGTATTTCCTGCCCAGACGTTAGTGTCCCCTGCTATATCAAATTTAACAATATTAGTTCTCATCTCTGACATTTTCATATCCCTATGAATATAATGAGATTTATCTTTCTTATCATGAATTTGATATAGATACTCATCAGGTAGAAACCCTAAACTTGCTTGGGTATCTGATACGAACTGTCCTGCTCCATCCAACCCATAAAATGCCATCTCTGCCTCATCATCACCATTATATTCTACTTCGTAGTTATTATAAGATTTTGTTAAAATGTTATGAGTAAATAATTTGCCACCATATAATCCATTCATTTGAGATTGAGTATGATTGAATCTAAACTGATTTTCTAACCCAGACATCAAATCTGTCCTAACTTCAATACCCCCTTTAGAAGACTGTACTGTCTGTGCTATATCGGTTCCAAATGTAAATATCCTAACAGGTTCTTTTTTCTTTAACAAATCAATTGAATTGTAATGAAACCCATCATTGTTTTCGTAAAATAAATAATTAGACGCTCCAGAGCTAGCAGAAATAGAATGTTCTGCCAACCAATTAATAGTTTTAAATGGATTCCATCCAGGAACTACTATATTCTTTACATTTTTTGTTTCTTCGTTTGTTTGTAAATCATCCCAATCAATCTCAAAAGACTGTCCTAATTTTAATATATCGTATGTTATATAATCTACAATCTCAGAAGCAGTCATGGCATTAAAGGATCTGCTAATTCTAGTATTATTATTCAAAATCAAATATGGAGAAATAAACCCCAGTTCAGAAGAAACAACACCATTGCCTTTATTACTATAAGATGCGTCAGAATACGAATTAACCCTAAATGTCTTTTCTATATTAGAATTAATATCAGCTCCTCCCGTTGTTAAAATCTTAACATATATCTTTTCGTTGCCGGCTCCAATAACATTATGTCTTTCAGAAAAACCATTGCCGTCGTTTATCAGAATACCACCAAACATGCAATTGTTATATATGCTCTCATAAATTGATATTTGTCCTACAACATCACCAATATCATATGTTTCTCCATACATATTTTCAAACGTACAACTCCAGGGACTTCTACAGCGTGCGTCAAATCCTTTACTTTGTCCTGAGTCGTCTACAAGTGCCATTACTGAATTTCCTGTATTTGAGGTTTCATTGCTTTAGTTTTATCTTTAAATATCTTTTCAATTTGTGATAAATACTTAGGGTTGATTACATTAACTCTTCTTTTTTTATCGTTTAAATATATCAGCCATTCTAACTGAGTCACGGGCATTAATGTTTCTTCTGGGTTTTGGTTGTCATATCGTTTAAAATCTTCATCTTCGTAATGCCTATGCCCATTCATACCATCTGCGCCGTATAATAATTCTGCGTAATTATATACTTCCTCATCACTCATCAACCAACCATATAATGGGTCTATAACATTATTAATAGCAAGAATTAACCACCAATAGTTATATGAGCCATATATTCTTAGAGAAAGCATTTCTGGAGTTTCATTTTCAAATATATCTATTTCCGTGTAGTTTGTCGTGTATTCTGACAAACTAGGAAGTAATGCGAACCTATGTGTTATGTCCGATATAGTCTGTCCATTATACGTTAATTTTGGTATTAGAGAAGAATACTTAATCATAAGTTACCACCCACAAGTCTTTGTTGATGAACATTACTAATTTCTTTTAATGATATTGTTACTTGAGTTTCGACAGAAGAACCGTCCTCATGAGCAGACCAAGTTCCTTGGGAAGTATAATTAACCTCCAAATTAGTTATAAATGAGTCACTTACTGTAAATAAGTTCATATTTTCCGTTTCATCTTTGTAAAATTGAATCTCAACCGTATATGGTATGGATAATGTTGTAAGGGATGAAGCGACATCAAGACCAGCAAAAACACTTTCTCCTACACTAAATTGATTCGCCTGCTTCACTTTATTCTCTGCATCCGTTACGTCTTGAGCCAGTCTTTCTCTTTCAGTCCACACGTCTGCCATCTCGCCTGGATTAGCTATATGCATTCCATTACTAACACCTGGTTTAGCAAATAGATCGTATGCCTTTAATGCATCCCTTGCACTTTTCAACCCAGCCGCTACTACCTTTCTCTTTTCATTTCCTTCCATAGTATCTGACCTAGCAGGAACAGATGCCATTTTCAACATCATTATTACTTGGTTAATTAGATCTTGCTCTTCTATAGATTTTGGGGTCAATTTCCAACTGAAAGTATGGTTCCTTAATTGAGGACCAGTATAATTTACACCCATATTATTATTAACAATAGAACCTTGTGCCATCTTTGCTGAGTTATTAAGAGCCGTCATAGAATCTGCAAGTCTAATTAGTTCCTTGCCTAATCCTTTCAGTGCTCCACCAAACCTATTAAAACCCATACCTCGAGAAATATCCTTTCGTGCTTCATGATGAAAATTATCACTCTCTTCGTACCCTTGAGCATATGCAGTCGCTATTTGCTGTGGATATGGGAGCCATAGTGTGTATTCGAGATCTTGAAACATTTTTTCTTTAGCTTGTTCTGCTATTGTGCCTGGCGCCTGTGACCATCTTTTGAATAGTAACCTAGCCCTAAATCCTCCGCAAGACGCATCGTCTTGAGGAAATCTTATACTTGTACTCTTCACGGCGCTTTCGTTGAGATTCTCAGCCATATTATTTTCCTAGAATGTTTAAGGTTTATGTCATTACAACTATTTATATAAATATATGAAATGAGTTATAAAGGTAAATACAAGGTTCGCAACCGAAGCAAATATGTAGGCAACGTAGATAATGTTACCTATCGTAGTTTGTGGGAAAGAACTTTTATGAAATATTGCGATGAGAATCCATCGGTTATTGCGTGGAACAGTGAAGAAGTTGTAATACCGTATTATAGCCCAGTTGATAAGAAAATGCATAAGTATTATGTGGATTTTCTTATCAAAACCCGTGATAGTGATGGCAAGGTCAAACATGTATTAATCGAGGTGAAACCAGATAATCAAACTAGACCTCCTGTAATGGGAAAGACTAAAAAGAGTAAGTATAGATATTTAAAAGAATTAAAGGCTTGGAAAGTTAATGAAGCCAAGTGGAAAGAAGCAGAAGAGTTTTGTAAAGATAGAAAATGGGAATTTAAAATTTTAACCGAAAAACATTTATTAAAGTAACGATATGCCAGCAAATAGATTTACATCAGGACAGAAACGACAATTTTCAAAGTCACAAAAGACTAAACAGTCTGCCGCGTGGTTTAAAAGTAAAGTTGGTAAAGCGTCACGTGGATTCAAAAAAGCAAAGTTAATGCCAGGAAAGATGTACACGTTTGGATATGATGCTAAACACAAAAAGACATTACCGTATTGGGATAGATTTCCTCTGATTATCGTACTTGATGTTGCACCACAAGGATTTATCGGATTGAACTTTCATTATCTGCATCCTAAAGAACGTGAAGTATTTTTAAATAAGTTAATGAGATTCTCTACTAGTAAAGGAAATTCAGAAAATCGTAGTTCAAAGGCAAAGTTTAATATAACTTGGAATGCGGTTAAAAAGATTCCTGGTGCAGACAAGATGATACATAAATATCTATACAGTCAAGTTAAAACTACATTATTAGAATCTCCTGCGAATGAATGGGAAAATGTTATATATTTACCTTATCAGAAATTTGTAGGCGCTACAGCATCAACAGTTTGGAGTAAATAAATGTTAATAAAGGAATATGGTAAATTAATGCGTTCTGGTGATTTAGCCAGAACTAATTTATATAGTGTACGTTTTGGATTTATCAAATCACAAAAAGAATTCTACAGTAAAACTGGAAGAGATTATGATCCTTATCAATTGGCATACATGGCTAGGAACGTTACATTACCTGGAAAGAGTTTAGCTACAATTGACGTTAAACGTTTCGGTGCTATATTTAAAGTAGCAAACGACTTGATGGTAGATACCGTATCTATGACTATTATGTGTAATGAAGACATGCGTGAACGTTTATTCTTTGAGGGTTGGCTTAATTCTATTCACGGACACACTAGCGAGCAATACGAAACCACAAGTCGTCTGCAGGGAAAGAAGCATAAGATGTATAGAGTGAAATACTATAACGATTATGTTACTTCTATTTGGTTATCGACAGAAAGTAGGAATACGGGTGATACTACTTATGAAGTAGAATTAGACGAAGCATACCCTACATCCATAGGTCCTGTAGAAATGAGTGCTGGCAGTGATGGAGAAATTGCTACATTTACTGTCACGTTTACTATGAGAGATTGGCACGCAGTTACAAATGATAATGTTATTAATCCCGACGCATATAAGAAATCCAACGAAGGCGAACGTGAAGCACAAGAGTATCTGGAATGGAAGAATCTTGAAGTAAAATGGGATAAAGAACGAGCCGAAGATATGGAAATGGAGAAAATCTTTGATGCAGCTGATTGGGAAAACGATAAGCACGACATCGCAATTGCACAAATGTATCAAGATCAAGCAATCAAAGATTTTATGTATGGAAACAGTAAATCAAAAAATTATGAGGATCTTACTGTCGTAGCAATGGATAAAGCCGATAATCGTCATTTCTCTGACATTATTAAGCCAGGAGATGTTTATGTGGACATGAATGGACAATATCAAATCTACAAAGATAGAAAAAACTATACGTATCAAGATTTAAATTATAATGCTATGTTAGAAGCACAAAGGCAGTATCAAATTGCGAAGAAGCAGGGTGAACATCGAGACGCATCTGACGCATTTAAAGCAATGGGAAATATTCAAGTTGCCAATGCTAGGAAAGTAGAATACAAATCTGAAGATTTTAATGAAAGAAAGAAAGGTAAATTTCGCATGACCACAAAAAAGAGTCAAAAGTGGGATAGAGATAAAGCTTTAATCGTTGCCATGGAAGCAAAATATGGTAAGGAGGCGTTACAAACTGAATTCCCTCCAGGTCCACGATTTATAACCATGTTTGGAGAGCAAATGCAGGTTGAGGGTGATTATATATGGCCAGACGGTACAG